TACTGAAACAGTTGCCAATTCTCCAACGCTGAATGCCTGTGGCCATTGTGTGACCAAAACAGTCGCAGTGTAAAGAGGGTTTGAGGCTGAAACCGCTGTTCCTTTAACTGGAAGAATGGTGAGTGATGCGGTTGAACCTACAAGGCCGTTACCAGCTGCGGTGCCATTAATTGTTTGATTTACTGCGCTAGCAGCGAAATCTGCGTTGAACTCAATAGAAATGGTGGAGTTTTCCAAACCAGCCAATAGCACGTGGCCGGAATTTCCCATAGCTGTGACTTCAACAGTGTCGAATTCTTGGTTGATTGTAATGCTGTTAACCCATGCACTTAGGTCTGTCGTACCAACCTTTAGACCTACAGTGTTTCCGAGGAAAGTTGCCATTATTCTTTTTCCTTTGCTTTCTTAGTGATTGGTTCGACAAATCCATTGTCAATCAGTGCTTCGATTTCAGCTGATTCTAATGTTTCTGCCTTAATTACTTCGCCCTCACTGAAACCCAATCCAGCAACGGCGAAATTCTTGATTGCTACGTAATCCATACTAACTCCAACTCGTCATTGTTTGGATTGTTACATCAGCGCTCATCAAATCACCTGATGGAAGCGTGAAAAGCTGAGGAGCCGAAACTGTTCTAATTGTATCGTTAGGTCGGTTTGTTTTAAGTCTAGTGATGGCACTTTGAATAATGTTTTCCAAATTCTGCAATCCAGATTGATTGTCTAGCGCTGGCACTGTAAAAGTCAAACGTAAATTAGCTCGAGGCGATAGCGCAGTTTGATTGTTTGTAATTTCAATTGCAGGGTCATCCCACGAAACGATGCAGGAATTGGCTATAGGAGCATTTGGTGGATAGCTGTAAGTGGCGTACGAACCATTGTTAGCTACCGCTGTCGCAACCGCTTGCCGTAAGGTTACCCAACTCATCCAACCATCCCACCAGTGGCCATGTAAGGGGCTAGAAGGCCTTTCACGCGACTGAGAAGACTAATACCCATCTTGTACGGAGAAGGCTGAAAATCAATGGCTGTTGCGCCACCTGAAGGCGCTGTTTTGGCTTGAAAAATATCAACGGCAATCATGAGAGCTGCCATGCATACCGCATCATAATCTTCCCAGGTCGAATTCTCTGGGCCTGTAACCTTCCCATAAGGAACAACAGTTCGCTTTGTTTCCGTTGTTAATTGTGCATCAACAAAAGAAATTGAATAGGTGGTGACTGCGCTGATGGTTGATGACCCATTGTAATGAGCGCCAACGCCTTCAACATTGATTGTTTCTCCGACAACCAAATGGTGTGGGTCTAAAGTGTAAATCGTGCCAGTAGTTCCCGTTGCTTCTTTAGCAATCACCAGCTGACTATTGTGCGGTAAATAAGATAAAACAATGGCATCGGCGCTATCGCAAATATTTTGCAAATCAGCATCGGGGTATAGGCTACCCAAGCCCATGGTGGCTTTCAGTTGTGCCACGGTGACTAATGCCATTGTTTCTCCCTATCGGATGAGAGAGGCTGGGAAGGGGCCAACCTCTCTCGGTCTAATGAATTAAGTGAGGTTGAATCGGCGTACGCCAGCGCCAACCTTGTTTGCAATTGCATAATAACCATATACAGCAACCTGTACCTGGCCGTTGGCAAGTGCTTGAACCTGAACAGTCTTGCGAGCACTCTCATAGAATGTTTGCGCTTCTGGAACGATGATGAAAGCAGAATCATCAATCTTCGTGGTGATGCTCATGTGTGGGTCAACATAAAGATTGAGTCCCATGATTGTTCCAGTGAGAGATGTTGGGGATGCAGCTCCTGGGCTATTTTGTGGCTGTGCTGCAATAAAGAGAGGTCTATTTGTGGTGTCCTCTGCCGAAATGATAGTTTCCCACCATGAAGGGTTAACAACGAGGTTACGAGCAAAACGACCTGCTGCGGAATACGCTGCTGGTACGGATGCTGCAATGTATGCCTTTAGACCAGCAATGGTTGCAGCTTGTGTTCCTGCTTGTGTTCCGTTTGCAATCAATGCGCTAACAACTGCTTGGTCTGTTGCTTTTGCGTAAGCATAGTTGAGCTCATTGAGGAGCTCTGCATAAAAGCTGGGGCTGCTGCGGTCGAGCAATTCCCAGCTGATTGTTTGCATTCCAGCCGCTTTCTTGACATCAACAGTGACATAGCTGGAAGCCATTTCTGTTCCGCCGAGTGCTTCGCCTTCAGTTGAAGTTCCATCAATGGTTGGAGCAGTGGTGAGCTTTGGAATAGTGAATGACATTCCATTGTCAATGAGTGGTGCAGTGCTGATGGCATCCACAGTTGGTCGGCCATCAATTGATGTGCTGATGAACTCTTGCATGTGCTGTGGCAAAGTGAGGCCGGTGTTGCTTGAAGTATCATCGGCAGCTGCAACCCACATAGCAGAATCTTGGTTGCCAGTGGCAGCCTTGATTTTATGCTCTAAATAAGATGCCGCGGTTGTGATTCCGTGACGTGGTTTGGTGTAGGCAAGCGCAACTGTTGGCTTCGCTGCCTCAACCTCTGGAGCAGCAGCTTCAACGGCTGGAGCCGCTTCTACTACTTCTTCCTTAATTGGTTCAGACATAGGGGTTTCCTTTTCTTCTTCTTCTGGCGTAGCGCTCGCCGCTACTTCCAAGACCCGCGCCTCTGCAAATGCAGGTTCAGTGACGAGGGAAACTTCTTTCAGTGATGCCGCTGTAACAATCATGCGGCCTTGTGAATCCGTTTGGTAATCTGTAATGCGCGCACCAACTGACAAACCATTTTTTAATCCTTCGCTGGCCTCGAGCAAGCTATCTGTCGCGCGAGTGCTTGAACCCAGTTTAAATGTCGCATAAACGCCATCTGGGCGAGATTCAGCACTCACCATCTTGCCGATTGGCTTAGAAATTTCGTGGTCAGTAAGAAGTTTGACGGAACTTGCTTGGATATCTCCAAATGCGCCATCCTTAAAGATAACCTCTCCTGCGCTGGTATAGCCAACCGCATCATATGGAGCTATGAGGCCAGTGATGGTTCGCTTGGCCACGTTTGCTTCAATTTCGCGTGGTAGGGAAAAATTAATTTCCATTTGTACTCCTAGGTGCTGGGGATAAATCTTCCATAGCTCTGGCTTCATCAACTGTGAGTATTCCAAGCGGCACAACATCGCGATAGAACGCAGCGCGCTCAGTCGGATTACCGCGCAGAAAGTCATCAAGGTCAAAACGCACATGTTGACCCATGATTGTGATGTCATCCATGCTTAAACGATTTTCTAAAACTGTAATGATGTTACGCAATGAAAAATCAACAAGATAGCGCTTTTGGCCTTCTGCATTGTTGTAAGTGAGAGAGCCGCCCGTTTCCGCATCAAGCAGATACGCTGGAACGTTCATCATTTGAGCAATCATCGTTTGCATTGCTTTACGAGATTCGACAAGTTGCAATTGGGTATTGTCAAATTGCATTGGTTGATATTCAAGATTGCTGGTCATGTAAGCAGTTGCGCGAGTATTGCGAGCAGATTTAAAACGAGCAAGTAAATTCATTACTTGGTCTTCAGGCAAATCCATTCCAGTGTTTTTTAGAACACCATTGGGAACTGGTTCCTCTGCTGAACGCTTGGCAGCTTGTTCCAATGCAATTGCGGTTTTAATTGTTGCTGCTCCACGTTTTAAAACGCCCTCATCAAGTGCTTGAAAAGTAATAAGTGAACCCAAGCCATTGTTTGGGACTCTTACACCATCAACCAAATAACCTTCGACCATTGTTGAGTCATGATTGTATTGTGGAGTTACTCGGCCAAAATTAATATATCTAAATGCAGATGGTCTGCCATCTTCTTTGTACACTTCAATGATTTGCCAATATGCTGAACCGTTAAAAATTAAATCATCAATAGTCCAAGCCATCATCGTCCCATAGGTGGAATTTGGGTCAGGCTGGCGCATCCATCGTGGTTTTGGCAATTCCTCGTCACGTGAGTTGTATAACTCCAGTGGCAAACTAGCCAGCGTGCCGGCTACTATATTTCTGGCGCGGGCAACGGCAGGTATGGTCATTGCTTCATCGCGAGTAATCCAA